GATGTCTGCAAGTTGTGAATATGTGCTGGTCAAGTCTCCATCACTGACAACTGGATACAATCTGCGCTTCACAACTGCTGCATTTCTTCTGAAGTTGTACGTGCCTGAACTGAATGTGATTTCCCATTCTTGCAAGTATCCTTCACCCAGTGCCAAAGTGCTTGCCAAGTTGCCTGCGCTGTGAGTGTATTGCGAAATGTTTCCAGGGAAAGTCCCTGCTGCTTCATCAACAATCTTGGTTCCATCAGGTGCAATCAAACTGTATCTGACATCTGTTGGAACCACCAATGCACCATCACGGTATACAGGCAATGTGGTTAATTGACTCTTTCCACGTTCCAACAACTCTGGAACTTTGATTTGTGGTGCATATGGTGTTTGGTTACTCATTTGTGAAGTCCTGGTATATATCGAGGCCTCTTGTTTCAAACTCTTTTATGAAGTCTTTCATGTCTTTGACTGTAGCACGTAATTCATCCAGTTTTTCTTTCATTTCTGGAAGATGTTGCTGTTTTACCAAAGTGTCAATGGTGCGACCTTTGTTTTTGTCAACAATAGCCAATTCCCAAAAGTGCGCTTCAGGCATGCCAAGAACATTGCTGCGTAACAGATTCACAGACCAAAGTTGGAATCCAGCTGTGTCCATCTTTTGAATCAATCTATTTGCAACCACTTTGATGTTCATCCACTTTGGCACATGGTAACGACCACCACGCACTTGATAAACATGCATATAATCATATTTTTGTGGATCAAGGTATATCCATCCCTGCTGCTGCAGTTTTCCGATTCTTGAACCGGGGTTTCCAATCTCACCTTGAATC